TTTTCCAAAGCCAATGGCTCTCGGGTGCCATCTCTTTTAAGAACTGTAATTATTTTCATTTTTTAACCAATTTTTTGTTGTATTTGTTGCTGACTAACACGGTGCCGAGGGTTTTCTGGTCCTGGAGTGATATTTACGATTGTGTCCTTGTCCCAATTCAGTATATATTTCTTTTGAGGCGCATGGACTAAATTGTCACTACCATGATCGGCTAACCAGCATTTTTGCAAGTCTTCACGATCAATTATTGTTATAGTATACAGGATTCCTAGCCCACGAGCAAGCCCACAGAACAAATTGTCATCTAATAGTTGCCAGGGATCAGGCCAATTGTCACGATCGTCCCAGTGTAAATGATAAGGAATCCAAGGAGTAGAAAACCACCATTGATTAATGGTGGTCAAGGCTGATTCAACATCAGCAGTGGCAGCTTGATTTCTCAGTGCGTTCCAAGACTCAAGCCTATCAGCAAAAGTTCTAGGCCACATCAAATGCCAAAGTTTGCTACAGAATACCTAATTGAAGCATTTGCACCAGTACTGGTACAAGTGTAACCCACTGAAAGTTCGGTGCCGCTGTCTGCTGGTGTAAGTGTTACACCAGTTGAGCCATTTTCTGTAAAGTTGTCAACATAACTGAAACCAGTGGTGGTAGCAGCTTGACCACCTGTTACTGTGATTGTGCCTCTGCGTCTGGTGTCAGATCTAGTGATCACATAATCAAAACTAAATGAAGTGATAGCAGTTTTATCAATCACCACAAGATTGCCGCTGCCATTGTCTACCAGTGTGTCTGATATTCCTGCTGATCGTTTCAGCGTTCCAAGATCCAGGCTCATTCCAACGTTAGTGGTGGTTGCTTGCGATTGATAAAACACCATGTCTCGAGTGTTCTGACTCATTGCAATGGAGTTTGTGGTAGCAAGACTGATTCTAGGATAGGTGCCGCTTTGACTGTCATTGCGCTGAAACAAGTCGCCAACAGAAATATTGTTGTTGGCATCAATGCTGATGATAGGCGCTGCTGGTAGTGAAGCGCCATTGAAGTGATTGGCCACATCATAAAACACATTGTAACCAGTAGCATTCAAACTGCATTCTTGAATGATGATACCTTCGCCGTAGATATTATCAAACACATTATGCAACACCTTGAATCCGCTTGGCCCACCATCTACTGGTGTGGCACTGCCCAACACCACACCCTGATATAGCACATCAAACCATCCGTTGCTGACAGTTACTCCGGCAGTTTGATGGTCAGTGTTAATACCATAAGTCATGCCAGTGAATTTACATTTGTCCATGGTAATTTCTGTGCAAGGCAATGCAGTAGTTGAACTGAACAAAACACCGCTTACGTCTTCCACAGCATCTTGCAACTGCACTGTGGTAAGATTGCTGGCAAAGGTCACATTGTCCATACTGACTTTTTGAGCCTTTTCAATCAAACACACATTATGACTGCCTGACTCGGTGGTCTGGAATGACATGCTGGACACTTCAATGTTTTGTGGAGGGCTTGCGCCACCCACTCCAATGTTGACTCCAGTTTGTTGTTGACTATCGGCAGTTCTAACAACCAGTTCTGGCAGTGTGGTAGATTCCCAGTAACTTGCGTTGGATAACAAAATACCAGTGGCAGGCACTGCGGCAATACTACGGTAGTAACTGCCTGAACTTTTGACCAACACACCATCGGCATAGGCAGTGTTGGCAGCCCAAGTTTGCACAGTAAAATAAATAATACTGGAATCAGCGCCTTCGCCGTACAGTTTGGCCCAGGGCGGAATCAGTATGGTGTCTGTGACAATGTACGTGCCAGCTGGGAAAAACAAACTTCGGCGTATTTGTGTGTTGTTTTGCACACAGAACAATTGGAACAGTGCTCGGTTGATAGCATCAGTGTCATCAGTGCTGCCGTCGCCTGTGGCGCCAAAGTCCGTGACAACAGCGTAACTGTCCAGTCTGCTTTGTATGCTTTGGCTGACAGGATCGCCAGACGTAGCGCCTGTTTGCACTGTATAGCCAGCGGCTGCGCCTTGATAGGTATACGCAGTGGTAAAACTGAGAATGTCTGAGAACTCTGTAAGAACTTCGGTATTTCCCACTATTGGAGCACCGTCAGCAATTGAGCCGTTACCAATGTAGAGTTTGCGCTGATCAATTGCCCAGCCAAATTCGGCTCCAGCTAAGGGTTGAGGCAGGTCTGTCTCGAGTCCGGTTCGTTGGGTTATTCTAGATACTTGTACTATTGCCACAGTGTGATTCCTTGAGGTATCACATATTTAGCATGTAGTACTGTTCGACCTTTTTCCACCAGATGGTGCGATATTTTTCAAATTCCGCACCTTCCAGCACAAATTCCTGATATTTGGGCTGTCCTACAATATTGTGTTGCTCATCTAGATCAGGCTTAACACACATCAAAACTACGCCTTTTCGGATACGTGTGCCATGTATTTCGTTATGAGCTTCTGCGTATGCGCACAACTGAACAAAGTAATCGTCAATCCATTCACGCTTTTTGGGCTTGTTAGTTTGCTTGTAGTCTAGGATGGATTCTTCATTTAAATGAATACCTGCACCGTCTGTTGTGCCTGCATACACGCCGGGAAAGTACAAGGGTACTTCAATACCCCAAAATTCCGTAACATTGACCAGGCCTTTATTGACAACTTCTTCTGCCATAATATGGCTAGGCCAACTGAATGGATTTGATCCACGAGCAGGTATAGCACCTTCTCGAATGTACTTTTCAAGATAGGTATGCATTCTAGTGCCGCGATTGGCAGCTTCAGTAGTAATAGCTTGTGCTCGTTCTGCGCCTACTGCACGCCGCCAGTTGTGCAAGGCAGCCTTGCTTTCTTCACTTTTGGTTCGGTCTAATATGGTAGTTACGCTAGGTAATTTGTTGCCATCTGGCGTGGCGTAAAATCGTTTGCCGTCTACAGTAACTCTGGGTATAGGTTGATAGTTAAATTTTGGATTGTACATTATGATAAACAACTTGCAATGTGTTGATACAGTGATGTTGGCCACTTTGCAAACAATGACACTCGCGGATTGTGTTCAGTAAGGCTGTTTTCAGCGTATCCTACACCATGTAATTTGTTTATGTTCAACAAAGTTGGATGTGGATAGATTTCAACTTGATCAACATAAGAAAATGTATCTGGCGGTGGCGTGGCATTAACACCTTTTTTAAATCTATCAGCATGTGCTGGCTGTATTCTAGTTATTGAAAAAAAATTCACCGTGCTGTGACTGGCTGCTAATTCTGCCTGACAATATTCAGGTAGATTCACAATACTTGCCGGAGTCTCGCATGGTGGCCAAGATGGATCTTTGATATTGGCATAGTGTTCTTGCCAAAGTTTTATGTCTTCTGAAAATTCGTAGAACTGAGTAAAACAGTTCTTGTGATTGTCTACTGGAAAAATCAAACTGGTTGTTTTTGTTATATCCACATGCACAGGAATCATACTACCGCCACAAACAATCTGAAGCCTAATTATCGGTTGATCGTCAAACTCTGTTAAAAATGTCCATTGAGATCGAATTTCTTGTTCAATCTCAGCAGGTAACTCAAAGTTAAACATAGTTCCTATTAACTCATTTTTAGGTCCATAAAACGATTGATACTGGGATCGTAAATCTTCTGGAACTCCCATACTTGTATTATACTCTAAATCATGCCAATTTAAATTTTCATAAATGTCTTTTTTAGCCATGCGTTGCCAAGGAAGGTTTTTTACCGCGGCCACAATGTCATTTGACAAACTGATGTTTGGCAATGTTTGATAGTAAAAAGATCTCATACTCTAAAACTTTCTCCGCAGCCGCAGCGATCGCGTTCATTGGGATTGAGGAATTCAAAACCTTCATTAAGGCCCTGTCGCACATAGTCTACAGTGACGCCTCTAAGATACACTTCATTTTTCTTATCAACCAATACCACAAAATCTGCTTGGGCATAGTTGATGTCTGATTCTGAAGGCGTATACTCTTGCACGTATTCTAACACATACGCTAGGCCTGAGCAACCTGTAGTTTTTACCCCAAGACGAATGCCAGCATAGTTTTTGGCTTGCAGTAGTCTCTTTACTTTGGTATAGGCCTGATCAGTTATGGAGATCATGCTTTTTGCGATAATCTTCTACAGCAGCCTTTATAGCATCTTCAGCAAGAATAGAACAATGAATCTTGACTGGTGGCAGCGCGAGTTCTTCAGCAATCTCTGAATTTTTAAGAGCTGCCGCTTGGTCAAGCGTTCGTCCTTTAACCCACTCGGTAACAAGAGAGGATGAGGCAATCGCACTGCCGCATCCGTATGTTTTAAACCTTGCGTCTGTGATGATGCCATCTTGTACCTTGATTTGCAATTTCATTACGTCGCCGCAAGCAGGTGCGCCAACCATGCCAGTACCAATATCAGTATCACTCTTGTCAAAAGAGCCGACATTCCGGGGATTTTCATAATGATCAATAACCGATTGACTGTAAGCCATATAATTTTGTTTCCTCTATCCAACCTATCAAGCAGTCCTGGCCATACTTGTCTTTAAACTTGTTTATGGCGGCAAACTGATTCGGTGCTGCCACCGTGGCAACATACTGTTTTACAACACCAATGCTATCGGTATATTTGACATAGGCTTTCCAGTGTTTCATTGACAAGTCCTAGTTCTAGTAATAGTGCCATCTGCATGCTGGGTTTCAGTCCAGGGTGTGCAGTTAGCTCTAACAGGCGGCTGAACAACCACTGGAGGTGGTGGAACATAACCGTAATTGTAAACAGGCTCGTAATAGTTGCGGGTTAATGCATAACCAATCACTCCGCCAACAATCACCGGTGCCATCCAGTTTCCACCACGTTGATGATGGCGGTGATGTTGTGCCTGCGCCGACACGGCTAAAGTTAATAATGCGAGAGCAATGAGTTTTTTCATACGGGCCTCCTACAGCATAGTATACTATATTTAACGCCTTGTGTCAACAATTAGTTGACTGGTTACATTGGCCGCTTCATGGCCGATTTGGCCATTTTGTTTACCACTTGTTGACTTTGTTGTACTGACAGTTTTTCTGGACCAATATCAGCACCTTTGAATGTGACCATTCCGGAATTTGGATCTAACGGTTCCAACACACCACTTAGTGGAGGTTGGCTGATGACGTCGCCAAGATTTTGACTGGTAATAGGAATGCCCAAACTTTGAGCAGCAGAAATAAACGCAGCTTGACTGATTTGTTTTTGAGCATTTGTGTCGCCTGCTCGTCCTGCCAAGAAGTTGACCAACCCTACTAGTTTGTTAGGGTCGGCACCAGACTGATCAACTTCGTCAATTCGCATTATCTCTTGGCACGGCCGAGTGCAGCAGAGGAAACAGGACCTGGCTCCTCAGGAGGAGGTGCAATTTCATCACCAGCAATACCAGCGGCAGCGTCTAAGTCATCCATGCCAGCAGCAGCCATGTCATCGGCAGCAGCCATGTCGCCGCCGGGCACGCCGCCCATAGCAGCCATGCCAGCGTCTGGTGGAGGTGTTGCACCGGTTACCACGCCAAGTGCTTGGTCCAGTTGTTGTTTAGCACCTTGGAGATTTTGTACCAGGCCTGTGAGTGCGGCTGTGGCATCTGTGTTGAATTGAGCTGCTTGGTCAATGCCCACTTGGTTCTTGATTGAATCAACTAAGGCAGGCAGTTCTTTGAATTGCATTTCGCTAGCATCTTCCAACATTGATTGCATCTTGTCAACCATGTCTTGTGCAGCCAACACCACTTGGGCTTGTTGCACTTCTGATTCTTTTAACATTTTGTAAGTACGGCGCAGGCGGCTTTCAGCTTGCATGAGAGCTGCACCAGCAACCATCTTTTGTTCATCTGGTGTAAGACTTTGTCCTTTTGATGCTTTTTGTAGTGCATTTGCAACTTTAGGATCTTTAAACTTCTGAATGTTCTTGGTCATTGTACCAGCTGCTTGAGCAGCAGTAGGTGTGCCTGGGGCGGCTGGAGCGCCGGGAGCAGCAGGAGCCGCAGGCATCATGTCTTCTTTAATTCTAGCGGTGAGTGCTTGTTCGACCATTAACAGTTTGAGATAAGCTGGATTGCGTTCGCTCTGATGAAACGAAGGCTGACGACGAGTTTCGCCTAGTACGCCACGCACACGGCTCAACATCTGTCGAGCTTGCTTGCCAGTGATTTGGTCAAACTTCATGCGTGAGCCAAAATAGCTCTCAAATACACGGGCTATTTGTTTAGTTGGCTTGGTTGCCGCTAGTTCTTGCAGTTTCATTTTGGAATCCCCTAAGTTGTATATATTTAGCCGAAATTAAACATTTTTCAAGTTCCTGATCCACCAAGGTATGTTGTTGAACCTTTGGCTGTAACTTGGTCAATACCACTTCACTAAATCCGTTATTGCGGCTACGATCAGCCATTTGTTGTCTACAGTATATGTCTGCTGACAGTGTTTGTTTTTTGGTGTCCAAAGTCTTAATGCTTTGTGCCAGTCTAAGCTGATTGTGGTTGTCAGCCACGCACCAGCTGATTGCTGTGCGCTTGTTGCTGAAAGTGCCTATTAGATTATCGCCTGGTGTGTATACTTCAAACGCTTGAAATGCCGGACGCAAATGATACCGGCCAAATGCCACATATCCGCCTGATTCATCATTCACAATCATTGTGTGTATGTTGCGACGAACTTCGCGCTCGGCCCAGCGTTCTAGTTTTTGTTCTCGAGTCATAATTTGATCAAATGCGCAGCCGCCCACCCTAGAGCGCCCACAAGGGTGGCAATTATGCCCACACCCCAACTGAGTAGTCTATCGTTGTTTTTGGTATTGGTGGCTTGTAACATGCCACGCAGTTCGGCTATCACACCAAAAAGAGTAGTGATCTTTTCATCCATGCTTTCCAATTTGGTTTCTAGCAGGCGATACCGCTCTGCGCACAATTCAACGTGTGCTTCAAGACTTTTCTTTTCGATATCAGTAGTATCAGCCATTATTTCTCCCGGTCATTTATTTATGGTTTCGAACCACAAGTTTTGATTGGGCCCATTCACTGTTAAACTGGATTCAATAGTGCCAGTTTCGTCCAGCCCCACAACCATTGGTATACCTGCACACTCGTTTAACAACCCGTCAAGGTTGTTGACATCGTTGTTAGTGGAATACACGCCAGGTGTTTCTACACTAAACTCAAACTGCCACACACCCTCTTCACATTTGGGTTCTTGAACGATAGTGGGTTGAGCTCGCAGACTGATCATTTGCATGATAGTTTCCCAGTTGCGATGTTGATTTCTAGATCTGTTCCAGTCAGCAATAGTGTTGATCAATCGTCCTGTGCGGTCTGGGTACGGCACTTGACTTGAGCGAAAGTGACCAGTGGTACCTGTGTATGTACAGTCAAATAGGGTCCGGCATAATATATTCATTCTGCGGGTATTTAACGACAAAGAAAAACCCCGGAGTTTTTAATTCCGGGGTCAAAAGTTTAACACTCTACTTATTATTAGGTTGATAGTTTAAAACCAACGCTAGTGCAGCTATCCAACTGGAAGCCGGTGTAAGTCACGTTAGCAGCAGCCAAGAAGATTGCTGCGCTGGTTGTGGTAGGTGGATTGGCAGCTGAGTCGCCAAATGCGCCAGTTGGATAGGTAGCAAATGAAATTGCAACGCCATCAACTTGGTACATTGCTACAGTGGCAGTTCGTTGAACAGCTTGAATCACGTTAGCAACGTATTCTTGTACGCCACCTTCGCCGTTTACGCTGGTGTTAGCAACTACGCGATAGAAGTCCAGTTTTGGACCTTGTGGTTGAACAGGAACGCCAGCCAATGAAGTGCTAGGGGCTTGTGGGCCGTTACGTGTGTCTAATGCGAATACTGGTTGTGAATCGCCATTTACGGGTGCAAAATATGCCATGATAAATTTCCTTTAAAGTTAGTGACCTTATCGGGTCTGCTTTTATTTAGTCTTTTGGCAAAATTTATGCTTGTTGAGGATTGTTTCGTGCGGCATTTCTAGCAGTAAAATCAAAGCGATTTACTGCTATAGCATAGCCTGCAGGCGTGGCCATTACCCATCCTTCGTGTCCAGGATCTTTCAAATCCAAGTTACGCAAGATGTCTAATTTCAAATCGTGTAGCAGGATAAAC